GAACGTGCGGGTCGGCTGATCGAGAGTAGTCTGGTGCGCGCGCTGCGAACGGGAAAGCTGGGATTTGAAGATCTGAAACGCGTGGCGCTTTCGGTGCTAGCGGAGATCGCGAGTGCCGCCATTCGGACGGGGCTGGGGACGATATTCGGCGGCGGGGGCGGCGGGCAGGGTGGTCTGCTGACCCTCGGCGCGGCAGTGCTTGGCGGCTTGCCGGGCCGTGCAACCGGTGGCCCGGTTTCGCCGGGGCGTGCCTATATGGTTGGCGAGCGCGGGCCGGAGGTGTTCGTGCCCACCTCGAGCGGCAGCGTTGCGGTCAATGGCCCGGGAGCGCGCGACGTGCGTGTTTCGATCACGGTCAATGCGCCTCCCGGAAGCGCACCGGGAGTGCTCGAACGCTCGTCGCGGCAGGTCGCGCGAGCGGTGCGCGTGGCCCTGAACGAGGAGTGACACCATGCAGCACTGGCTCGCGACCAAGCCGCGCAACAGACGACGACCTGGGTGAAGCGTTTCGATCCGGTCTATTGGACGGTCGATTTTCCCCGGCCGATGATGGCGTCGGTTATCACGACCGGCCCGCACGCGCTGCGCGTCGACGCGGTGTTCTATCGCAAGGACGATCTTGCCGGACTCATCTGGGCGAGCGAGGATGTGCTCGATCATCCGCTCCTCGCTTACCAGACGACGCGCGATTATCGGCGATGCCAGCTTCGTTTCCGCTGGATGTCTTCGGGCGTCAAACCTCTCGACGCGATCAACGGCCCGACATTGACGATCGAAGGTCGCGACGCGGCGGGCGTCGCGCGCAGCTGGTTCGTCCGGCTTTGGAATTATGCGAACGGAACGCCGACCGATGCGATGATCGACCTCGATTTCGGGGCGCTCGCCGAAGGGTTTGCGAGCGGCGGAGCGCCGGTCTTTACGGGCGATGTCGATCGGATGTTCATATCGCTCGTCGCGGCGGACTATGACGCGAGCGATGCTCCGCTCGCGGGCCCGTCCGAGGGCTGGGTCGAGCTGTCTGAGATCGCTTCTGACGGATCGGGCTCGGTGCTGACACTGGGTGACGTGCTGGTGCCCCCGCACGGCCTTTCGATCGCGACCGGCTATGATGACGCCTACAATGTCACCCCCGCCCGGTTGCTGCGCGGCGCGCATCGGCTGGGATATCGCGGGGCAATTAATCACTATGTGGGCATGAGCCATTATCTGCGGCTCGAACAAAATGGTGCGGGCTATTTCGCGAGCCTGACCGGTGGCGCGCTGAATGTCGCGACCGAGGCGTGGCACCGGGATTTTTCCGAGCGCGCCAAGGGTCTGGGCTTCGGGCTCATCATGTCGCTGAGCTATGAACTCTTCGATGCGCATTGCTGGGGCGACTGGAAGCAGCGGGCGAGCAATGGTGACCCCGCATTGACGGGGTACACGCCGCCGTCAGTGCTGCTTTCGCCAGCGAGCATCGGCGCCATGGCCTACTTGAAAGCCGTCGCGCGGGCTTTTGTCCAGATCGCCGTGGATGCCGGGCACCAGCCCCGGTTCCAGATCGGCGAACCCTGGTGGTGGACGCTGCCCGATGGCCGAATCTGCCTTTACGATGACAGTGCAAGGGCGGCGTTTGGCGACAATCCCGCGGTGATTGATGACGTGCGCGAGGAATTGACCACGGCGCAAACCGATCTGCTCGACGCTGCTGGTGCTGAGCTCGCGCGTTCGACTGCGGACCTGTTCGCGGCGGTGCGCGCGGATCATCCTTCTTGCGAGCGCCTGCTTCTGGCCTTCCTGCCAACCGTGCTCGACGGGCCGAATCTGCTCCGCGCAAACCTCCCGCTCGGATGGACGTATCCCGCGTTCGATACGCTGCAGATCGAGGATTACGACTGGGTCACGGCGGGCAATACCGGGGCGAGCACGCGCGGCGTTGCCCTTGCCGACGAGCGCCTCGGCTATCCGATCACCGCGCAACACTATCTGAGCGGGTTTGCCCGTACGCCCGACGAATGGCCGATGATCGTGGCGGCTGCTGAGGTCGCGAGACGGCGCGGTGTCGGCGAGGTTTTTGTCTGGGCGCTGCCGCAAGTGCTGCGCGACGGGTTTGTCATATTCAACGAAGGGAAATCCGAAATGCACGCTTTCGATGACGTGGATTTTCCATTGGCGCTGGGCAAGGATGCGAGCGTCGCGCCGGTTTTCTCCACCGCGATCGTGACGACGGCATCGGGATTTGAAAAGCGGAATGCCGATTGGGCGCAGGCGCGGATGCGATTCGACGCCGGACCGGGCGTGCGCAGCGAAGCCGATATCGCCACGCTGATCGCGTTCTTCAGAGCGCGACGCGGCGCTGCCAAGGCGTTTCGCTTTCGCGATCCGTTCGATTTCAGCTCGAACGGCATGACGGGGACGCCGAGCGCCCTGGACCAGATGCTCGGTACGGGCGACGGGGTGCGGACCGCCTTTCCGCTTATCAAACGATATGGAAGCGGCCCGGACGCCGAAGTGCGCGCGATTACGCGGCCAAGGCCGATGAGCGTCGTCGTCGCGGTCGGCGGAGCGGCGCGGCCGACGGGGTGGACGTTGGACGCGGGCGGGATCGTTCTGTTTGACACAGCCCCCGCGGTCGGCGCGGCGGTCACCGCTGGGTATCTTTTCGACGTCCCTGTCAGATTTGCCGAAGACCGGCTCGAAGTGAATGCCGCGCGCTGGTTGGCAGGCGACGTCGCGAGCGTCGCGCTTGTCGAGGTGCGCGAGTGATGGGTGCTGGTCTCGATTGGCTGTCGCAGCCTCTCACCACGCTCGCCTTTCTCTGGCGTCTGGAGCGGGCGGACGGCATCGCGCTCGGCTTCACGTCGCATGATCGCGATCTCGTTCGCGAGGGCTTTGTCTATCGCGCCGCGCCGGGGACGGTCCCGTCGGCGATCGAACAGTCGGACGGGTTCGACGTCGGCGCGCTCGATCTTGCCGGGGCGCTCACCAGCGATGCGCTGACCGAAGAGGATTTCAGGGCTGGCCGCTGGGATGGTGCGGCCTTGCGCGTGTGGGCAACCGACTGGACCAACGACGATGCGGCGATGGTCTTGCTTGCGCGCGGTGAGCTGGGTTCGGTCGAGCTTCGCGACGGCGCGTTCACGGTCGGCGTGCGCGGCCCCGTCGGGGTGACCGACGCGCCGGTGGTGGAGGAAACGTCCCCCGAATGCCGGGCCTCGCTCGGCGACCGGCGCTGTCGCGTTGACTTGGCAGGGCGGCGGACATCGTCCATTGTGATCACCGTCGATGGCGAGCACGTGACGCTCGCAGAGCCGATCGCCGGTGCCGATTTCGTGTTCGGTTCGCTCCGTTGGACGCAGGGCGACAATGCCGGGCTGTCGACGATGATCGTGCAGGCGGAAGACGCCGTGCTGACGCTTCGTGAAGCCCCGGCCTTCGTGGACGCAGAACCCGTCGTGGTCGAATTGACGCAAGGTTGCGATCGCAGCTTTGCCACCTGCCAGT